CTCTCAGACTACTGAAATCTAAAGAAAAGTGGAAATCTTAAGAAAAAAGGTGTTGACAAAACTTTAAATATACTATATAATATGTAAAGTTATGCAACACAAAGTAAATGACTGTAACACGCTCCAATTCTGTGACAACTGAAGATGGTGGACGCACTAACCTGTGGGCTACCGAACCCCGTATGTATATTTCCCAGACTGATGCTGAGCGTTATGGTTATGAGACTTATGCAGAACGTGCAGAAAAACTGAACGGACGTGCAGCGATGATTGGTTTTTTCTTTGGAGTGTTTTCTTATGCACTCACAGGAAATCTTTTCTTCGGACTTATTTGAGGTTGCATTTCTTGTCCTTTTGTCCTATTCTTTGAACATCTATTAAACCTTCATGATTGAACTTTTGACGCAAACTGAGTTTGCCTGGGCTGCTAATCATACCATTATTGAATTCCTTGCAGGATACATTTTTGGAGCAGCACTTATTATCGGAGCACCTAGTGTGTTCTTGTTCATTGCTTTCATGTCTGCATTACAACGCACCAAGGGAGCACAGATTGGATACAAGGATCATAAAACGTATGGCGATTCTTCAACTTATGAGAATACGCTAACAGATCAAACTAAATTCTATCTAGAAGTTACTGGATGATACTTGACAGAGTATCAAACTTTCTATATACTTAGCCTAAGTCAAGATAGAATTAATGGCATACAATATTACTCTTCAAACCGCAGAGGGTGTAGAAACCTTTACCTGTGATGAAGAAACCTATATTCTGGATGCTGCTGAAGAAGCAGGTATCGATCTTCCTTATTCCTGCCGTGCTGGTGCTTGTTCTTCCTGTGCTGGTAAAATTCTTTCCGGTACAGTTAATCAAGAAGAACAATCATTTTTAGATGATGATCAAATTGAAGGAGGCTTTGCTCTACTTTGTGTTTCATATCCCACCAGTGATTGCACTATCAAAACAGAAGCAGAGGAGGAACTTTACTAATGTCTTGCGATCTCCGTAAAAAAATTATTGATGCCCTTCACGATGATGCCATTGGCAAAATTGAAAAGGCAAAAGTAAATATCGAAGTTTATCTACACAATCCGGTAGGTATTGGAGAACATCCAGATGTCCTAGGTGCAATTCAAGAACAACTTGATATAATTGCACATGAGGAGGAACGTATTGAAGTAATTCAAAAACATTTCAAATCACACTAAATTTTACCTATACTACAGGAGCTAAAAATGACTGAAAGAGCAGAACGTATTAATGGTTGGGCAGCAATGATCGGTATCGTCGCCGCATTGGGATCCTATGCAGCAACAGGACAACTTATCCCTGGTATTTGGTGATGGGATTTATAGCAGTAGCAGTGCTGTTGCTAATCCCAATTGCCGCTGCAGCAAGAAACTCATGAGTTTAGAATGGGGACAAACAATAATTTTTTTATTGACACCACTTTTTTTCATGCTACTCTTTGTTGAAACTGAAGACGATGATAATGGGCCTCCAGACGGAGGACTGATGACACCAGTTTTCGTACCGTCACCGTCTTGACATAAACTATATAAAACAGTATCATTGGAGCACAGCGTTGCTCCTTTTTTAATGCTTAAACTCATCAAAAATCTTTTCAAAAAACCATCTGAAAAAGACATTGAATGTGCTATTGATGAACAGACTGTAGACTGTGAAAGTGAAGCATTCAAACAAGACGCTTTAAACTATTATACAGGTGTTCCTGCACCCAATCCAAATGTTTTAGATGAGTGGTTTATGAGTCCCTATGGACAACCTCTTACATCTAAAAAAGAAGAGTTTGCTGGAAACTATCAAGGCCCTCTTTACGCACCATACACTGCCATAGATTCATTTAAAAAGGAGACAGTGGGGGATCATGTAATGCATCAAAAAATGTATGACATTGCCACCCAAAACGGTAATACCACTATTCAACTAAATCATATTGGTGGTTCAGAAAATTTTCAAGGCGGTTCCGAAAATGTCCATCGATGATTGGCGCTACAGCGATCAGAAAATGAAAGTACGTGAGCAGGCACTTAAAATTCTACTATCAAAATATGGAGGTGAAATGGATGGAGTGGTTCCTAAATACTCGGGCCAGTCCATCTATGAATGTGTTAATGATTGGGTATCCCAAGGCAACATGCATACTGCTGGCATAGTTCAATATTTCAAGGCATATTATGCAAAAAGTAATTAATGTATTAGCATTACTGTCATTCTTAGGAACCTCTGCTATTATTGGTGGTGGAGGTTATCTTTATCTCAATAGAGGTGTTTTTATTGAGAATTTTGAATCAAAACTTGCTTCATTTATTGGCGAAAAAGTTTTAGATTCTCTACCAACAGCACTTGATGCTGAACTTCCTCAAGCACTTCCAACTACCACTGGTAGTGTTATCCCTTTCTAATTATTATTCATGAAGAAAATTTTTATTATGCTTATGGCAGCAGCACTGACTGCTCCTGCTATTGCAGATGAATCTAAAGTAAAACGCTGGCGTTCATTTGACTCTATGGGTTGTATGATGATGCGTGAATGCACTGAAGATGTTCGCCAAGTAAAAACTTGGAGAAGTTTAGGTGATGATTATGAACCCTATAAAGAAGAGATTACTGATATTCTTACGAGTCTGAGTCGCATTGGTGTCAATGTTTACCTTGGCGACGAAAAATATTTTGCAATGATGACGCGGGGATTATATTCAGTAAAAGAAAATGATATGTTCCTGAATACTCGATATCTTGATAATGTCACAATGATGCTTAAAGTTCTTCGTCACGAAGGATGGCATATTGTGCAAGATTGCATGGCTGGAACACTTGATAATACCTTTACCGCTGTTGTTCTTCAAGATGGTGTAGTACCTGACTGGATTGCAAGAGGTGCGGAGAAAACTTATCCTGAAGTCGCTGTCCCTTATGAGGCAGAGGCAATGTTTGCAGCGTTCTCTGACACTATGACAAAGGAGGGTTTGAGAGCATGTGCTGGGCCTAAGAAGATGTGGGAAGTTTATAAACCTACACCTCTTACTGAAAAATGGTTGCTTGAACAGGGTTACATGTCTAAATAAAGTCGCCATGCTGGTGACTTATGCCTGAAGAAGTAAAGAAGGAAGAAACTAAAAAGAAAGGCCCTCTTGGTAGATTAAAAGATAAAGTTGAGGACGCTGATGAACAGTTGGCAGTCCTCAGCACACTTGTTAGATTAGGTATCTTAGTTTGGAGTGGTGGTATTCTTACCCTTAACTATGTGACTATCCCTGGATTGCCACAGCAAAAGATCGATCCGACTTTTATAGCCAGTGTCTTCACGGGAGTTTTAGCCACGTTCGGGGTTCAGACGGCGAAGAAGTCTGGTGATGGCACTATGAAGATGAACGGTGCTAATGGTGCCGCTGCTGGTGGTGTTGGTAGTATTACCAAGGCAGATCTTGAGAGACTTATTGCTGCGGCAAAAGAAACAGCACCTGCTCAAACAATTAGAGTCGAGCAAGGCCCAATCAAAATCGTTACAGACTCAGAACAACCTCCATATAAAATGTGATATGAAACCTTACCTCAAGTGGACTGCCATTAGTGTTGGTAGCATAGTAGCAATCGCACACATTGGTGTGTTGGGACATTTGGTTAGACGAGAACCTAATACAGTTCAGGTTCCGACTATTAACATCCCACGCGGCACTCCGTATTCCTCATACAAGATAGAGGCAGGTAAGGATGGATATACAATTGAATATAAAGCAAATGATCCTGCTATTCTAGAGTCTCATAAATCACTGAGTCTTGATAAAGAAAAGAGAGGATTCTTAGGTGGCGGATCTGAGAAAAGAGATGAGCACCGTAGTGATCAATACACCATGGAAGGTTTCCGCAACATGGGAGGTGAAATAGGTGAACTGGGAAAGAGCGGAGGTGTAAGCGCCGAGTGTATCGCGGCGGACGCTGGAGCACGATCACAAGGTGCGATGGCAGGTAGTGCTGTTGCCACAGGTGTTCTTGCCCCTGCAGTAATGAATATTCCATACATCGGTTGGTTAGCAGCAGGATGGACGACTCTGTTAGGAAATAATATCGGATCAGCAGCAGGATCAAGAGTAAACTCATTTATCAGTGACTGTTGATGGAAGAAGATGCCATTCGACTAACATTTGTTCACCCATGGATGACTGTAAGTGATGCAAAACTTCTACTTCATCATCAATACATGAAAGTGAGATCTCATAAAAAATATGGCGGATGGAAAACAGTTCAAACTCTTATGAATATTGCATATGGCATTTATCAAAGAGAATCTGAGGAATTTTTAAGAGCAAGATTAGATTTAATAAAATCAAAAAATAATTAGAAAATAAAAGTCAGGAAGTCAAAACAACCTTTATTACAAGAATCCAAATCTAAGATAGATAGTGTAGTTGGGTAAACTTTATGAAGTTTATTTTCGCATTTATCGCTACATTATTTCTTGCTGCTCCCGCATGGGCAGTGGACGTACAGATGGGTTCAAATGGTAATCTAGTTTTTGATCCATCAGAGGTAACAATATCAGCCGGAGAATCAGTTCACTTTGTTAATAACATGCTTCCTCCACATAATGTGATCGTAGAGGGCCGTCCAGATCTTGCTCATGAAGCCCTGGCAATGTTACCAGGAGAAGAGTTTGATGTTGTTTTTAACGACGTTGGTGACTATACTTACTGGTGTGCCCCACATAAAGGTGCGGGTATGATTGGTACGGTGCATGTTGAGTGATGACGATCAGAGAGATTTACAAAAATCTCTCAAATATAGAATCAAACAACTTGACAATCAAAGAGAATTACTAAAATCTTTTAAGGAAAGAATTAAACAACTTCGCATGTATGATGGCATCTTAGATGATGTCTATGATGATGACGAAGAACCAGATGTCTTCATAGGAGACGGTATATGAAAAAATTGAATGAAGTCTTTTTAAACCTTACGGTTTCTATATTAGATTTCCTATATCATGGAAGAGATTATCAAAGATTCTGGGTACTTGAAGAAATTGCACGAGCACCCTATTTTGCTTTTCTCAGCGTGTTACATTTGCGCGAGTCTTTAGGTTTGCGTGGAGAATGGCACCTATACTTAATGAAAGAACATTTCGAGCAGAGCGTCAATGAAACAGAGCATTTGGAATATATGGAATCTAGGGGCGGTAATCGTTATTGGATCGATCGCTTTGTTGCCAGACACCTCGTTCTCTTATATTATTGGATCAACGTGGCTTATTACTGGGTGGCTCCTAAGTCTGCATACCATTTGTCTTACGAAGTAGAAATTCATGCTGCTGAGACATATGGTAAGTATTTGGAGGCAAATGGACATGACGATAAAATTTTTGAAATACTTAATGATGAATTAAATCACGTTAATGAACTCAGTAAAGCAATGGAGATGATTAAATGAAGGTAGGACTTATCGGACTTGGTAGAATGGGCGAGGGTATGTCTCGTCGTATGATGAAAGATGGTATTGAAGTCTGGGGATACCGTAGAAATTATGAAAAAGCACAAGAACTTTATGAAAATGGTGGGATTGATGGAGTAACCGTTGACATTCCTTCTCTTTGCTCTGTAGTAAAGGGAAAAGGGCCTGGTATTTTTATGATGGTTGTGCCAGCGGAAACAGTAGAGGACACACTAAATGAGTTATTACCATTACTTGGCGACGGAGACATTATTATTGATCATGGCAATAGCAACTTTAAGGACTCTCGCAGGAGAGCAGAAAGGTTGGTTAAACTTGGTATCCAATATATTGATTGTGGTACTAGTGGTGGTGTTTATGGTTTGGAGCGTGGATACTGTCTTATGGTTGGTGGTTCAACTACAGCAGTATCTGTCTGTGCCCCCATTTTCAGGGCACTGGCACCTGGCATTGCCTCTGCACCCCGCACAGATCCCCACTCTAGAGCAACCAGTGCGGAATATGGTTGGTTACACTGTGGTGGGCCTGGTGCAGGACACTTTGTCAAAATGGTTCACAATGGTGTAGAATATGGAATCATGCAAGCCTACGCCGAAGGCTTTAATATCCTGCATGAAGCTGATGCTGGGGCAGTTTATGTTAAGGAGGGCGATGCTGAGGTTGCTCCGATGGAGAATCCGAAAGATTATTGTTATGATATTGATGTTGCTGAAGTCGCTGAGTTATGGCGGCGTGGTAGCGTTGTTGGTAGTTGGTTGCTTGATCTTACCGCTGATGTATTACGCCGCGATAGAGAGCTTAGCAAGTACGATGGGGGAGTCAGCGATAGTGGTGAGGGTCGTTGGACTGTTCACGCTGCTGTGGATCTTGGTGTACCCGCCCCTGTTATCACTAGCGCCTTATTTGCAAGATTTGAGTCAAGACGACTTGGAAGATTTGCGAACAAAGTGTTAAATGGAATGAGAGCAATGTTTGGAGGACATGATGTTAGGTAATGCACTTATATGGATTTCATTACCATTCGTATTATCCACAATATATTTCGGGGTACGAACAGGTGAAAATGTATACTATGAATCACAAAAATACGATGGTAACGGATGTGCTCACTAAAGGTATAGTCATCTTCGGTGCAACTGGAGATTTATGTAAAAGAAAACTTATTCCTGCATTACATAAACTCTGGGAGAAAAATCTTCTTCCAGATAATTTTTTAATTACTGGAGCTTCTAGAAGAGATCCAGGTAGAGATGCATGGTTAACATCTTTAGGAGAATATCCTGAAGAGTTTACTAATCATCTTGATTATATCTCTTGCGATTTAGATGATCCTGAAAGTTTATTTCATCTTCCTGATACTCAAGATACAACTTACTTCTTATCAGTTCCACCAGAGAGGTATGAAAATGCCATCACAAGTCTCAAAGAATCAAAATTACTCGATGACTCAGAAACATCCCGTGTGGTTATTGAAAAACCCTTTGGGCACGATCTTGAATCTGCTAATCATTTACAGTCAGTGGTGGGCAGATATTTACGCGAAAAACAAGTCTATCGCATTGATCATTATCTCGGCAAAGATACTGTTAATAACATCCTTGCCACCCGCTTTGGCAATATTCTATTGGAACCTCTTTGGAACCGGGAGTACATAGAAGAAGTTCAAATTTTTGCAACAGAAACCATGGGTTGTGAGGGTAGATCACAATACTATGAAGGAGCGGGTGTTGTAAGAGACATGTTACAGAATCACATGCTTCAGGTGCTCTCTTTAGTTGCAATGGAGGCACCCTGTAGGATGAATGCAACTGAGATTCGTAGAGAAAAAACTAAAGTTCTTGCTGCTACTAGATTAGGCAAGAAGTTTGTTACAGGACAATATGAAGGTTATCGTGAAGAAAAAGGTGTTGGGCATGAGTCTATGACTCAAACCTTCGTTGCTGGTGACATGTATGTTGACAACTGGAGATGGCAAGGTGTTCCTTTCTACTTTATGACTGGAAAGAAAATGCCATACCAGTGTGTTGAAGTTGTTATCAAACTCAAAGCACCACCAGTTGGATTATTTGAGGGTGAAACACCTGGACGCATTGTTATGCGACTACAACCACATGCTCACCTAGATATTCAAATTGATGTTAAGTCACCGGGTATGAGTGAGGATGTAGAGAAAGCGACTCTCACGCACAGATATCCTGATTGGTTAGGTGTCGATGGTTATGAAAAACTTCTTTATGATGCAATTAATGCTGATCAATCACATTTTGTTCATTCTGAAGAGGTAACAGAATCATGGAGAATTGTTGATGACTTACTCTGCACAGGTGATCATTGTGCTGTAAGAACTGCACCTTACCTTTATCATGAAGGGCATTGGGGCCCTTGGCACAAAGTAGATCAAATTACCAAATGGGATTATCCAGCA